CACAACAAAGGAACCCTTCTTCTAATGGCACGTGACCAATTATCTAAGCTCAGGGACAAAACTCCTACTTCTGTTTTTAATTATTACGAAAAACATAATAATGCAGCCACACAGTTTTGACATAGTGAGGTATGAATATGATGGTAAAGACATCATAATAAAAATGGTAAAGGTGTTAGACGAAAATGGCGAGTACATTAAGTTTGCTAAATTAGATAAGGTCATACCATACTTATCTCAGTACCCAACAAAGTTTAAAGAAATATAATGCAACCGATAAACAAATACATAGTAGTTAAAGATATTGATGAAGAGGTAATGACAGAATCTGGATTACTCTTGTCTGGTCAAGACATGGACAAGATGAGATACTGCAAAGCCACTGTTGTAAAACCTGGCACTGAAGTAAAGGTTGTAAACGATGGAGATGTAATATATTATGATAAGCGAAGTGCTTTCATTATGATCATTGAGCAGGAGGCTGCCACCATCATTCAGGAGAAAGATATAGTTGTAGTGGTATGATAAAAGAATTAGAAAAAGACTACGATCTCTGTGATACAATAAAAATTGATGGTTATGACAAAGCCATCATTGGCATTGAGGAAGACACGATGAGATTAGTTTATAGCATGAGAAAATCCTTAAACATTATAGTTGCTAGGGATGGGGTTAATAAATCAGATGCTTTAGAATGGTTTTTCCATAATGTTCGCCACAAGTTAGTATCTGATTCTTATGGCAGGATGATAAGTCCTATATGGGTAAATGATCTTTATTGATATTCCTCCATTCTAAATAATAAAAAACAAGCCAGGAGATATCTTTTAAATCATTTTGGTCTATACAATATCTTTTCCCAAAGCCTAAATCTTTTTCATACAGTTTACGCATCAAGTCTTTATTACTTATATAACCAGCTATATCAATAGTTTGTTTTTGCATATTACAAATAGTCAAAACATCTATTAAGGATTTCATTTCCTTTTTAGAGTTAAACACCAATCTGCCATCAATATATTTCGTGGCTTTAACTTGAATAGACCAATCACCAAGCCATAAGTCCACTTCTCCCCCATCACCATTTAAATTAACTTCTGTGTCCATTGGGATTTTCAAATACTTTGAAACAGCATATTCGCCCATAACCCCTAAAAGATCTGCTTCATACTGCGTATTATTCCAATCTATTAATCCACGATCTGGTATAGCAATATCTTTTAAAAAGTGTCTCCCCTTAGCCAACATTTCTACAAATTTAAATTCTCTATCTGTTAATGTTATTTTCATGAGTCCTCGCCTTTAAGTCGTTGTTCTTTATGGAAAGCATTCATTTCTTTAATCATATTCCTATATACCTTAGAGGTATATCTTACATTCTTATGAAACAAAGGATTATTGGAGGGAGCTTCAGGGATTTCTTCCCCACTAAGCTTGTTATATAAAGAGTCTAACATCCTAACTCCTTTATAGGATATTTTATATATAACCTTATTGCCAGACTTATGTTCTCTAAAGGTATCTATCCACCCATCATTAATGAGGCGATATAATTTCTTGTCTTCCCAGCTGAAGAGTTCATTGTATTTATCAAAGTCTTCTCTACCGAAATACTTTTCTGAGCTAAGGAAAAATAGAAGTTCAAGATCGGGATATGTCATTTTATATTTGGCACAAAAGAAATGCCTGATCACCCTATAGTATTTAAGGTAGTCACGTACCTGTCTAGATTTCATTTAATTTGAGTATATTTAATTTAGTATCTTTGTAAAGATAGCACATACCAAATAAAATGGAACACACATATAATAATTTCTTAAAACTTATTGATCTTACTGAAGAGCAATATTTAGATCACATTAATACGGCTACTATCCTAAGTTGGAATAAAGATGTTGTAGTTAAAAGCTCACCCATTGAAGGCGTGGGGTGTTTCACTACTAAAAAATATGTTAAGGATGAAGAAGTTGGGATTGTTAAATACAAAGACAATAGAACTACGTTAGGAAGATTTGCAAATCATTCATCAACTCCAAACGTATATTTAAAGGAAGATAAGTTTTTAGCATTAAAAGGCATTAATCCTAATGACGAATTATTAGTTAATTATTTCGCTAATTTAAAAACATTACTTATGGAAGAACAACCTAAACCAAAAGAAGAAGAGAAGACAGAATTTGATAAGTTTTTAGAAAGGCTAGAAAAGATTGAACCCCCAGAACGTCAGTGTGATATTGATGACGATGGGGAGTGTCTAAGCTGTGGAAGCTAATGTGGACATTGATAGGCATAATAGTAGCACAAGTGGTTGGATTACTTATTTTAATCCTTTTAAATGAATACGATGCTTAAAAAACTTTTTCACATATGGAAGTATAGTGACTCTCAGCCTACTGAAATAACTTTAGGTATAGTAAATTTAGCTATAACTCCCCTGGCAATTTTTTGCGATATAGGGTTTATGCCTTTATTTATACCTTTATTAATATTTGGTGGCGCATTTCAATTGTGGGCAGTAACCACAGAAAAGTCACTAATTCGAGTTAGGGCAGCCCTTATCTCACTGTGTTTATTTGTGGTAACTTTGCTCCTGTATTTAAATAGTCCATGCGGGCTATCTACACCGCTTCACTACGGGTGGGTGTTGTTGGTGGCAGGATCAATAGGGAACTTAATAAGATTAAAAAACGAGGAATTGCACCATGAATAACTTAACAGAAATAGTTACCATATTAGGGGGAATATTAGGGACAGCAGGTCTTTGGAAGTTTGCGGAATCTAGGTTAAAGGTTATGGCTAAACAAAAAAAGGAAGATATAATAAATAGTGATACGCATCAATATAGAGACGATTTGAAAAAGAGAGTTACAAAATTAGAGGAGTTGCTTGAGGCATCAGGAAAAGAGAAGGATGATTTAAGGGCGGCTGTACTAAAGCTAACAGGTGAAGTAGCTGCTCTACGCACTAAGGTAGAGTTCTTGGAAAGGGAAAACGATAGACTTAAAGATAGATGAAAGAGACAGCACGACATTACAAAAAGAATAAGGAGTCTTATGCTAAGAAAAAAGCCTATGACACTAAATACAATAAAGGAAAGAAGGCTACAGCAAAAAGGACCAAACTCAATAAGCATAATAGGCGCAAGGGAACATATGGTAATGGCGATGGATTAGATGCCTGTGAGAAAAAATTTAAAAGCAAGACTAAAATAGTCTTTTGCAATAAGAGCAAGAATCGTGGAGACAAGAACGATATGCCTGGAGATAAAAGAGCAAGGGGATGATAGATTCATACAACTTCATTTTTCATTATAATGAGTATACAGGCAATTGGTATTGCATGGATCGTAATGACTATAGAGATTATTGGAACGAGAAGCAGGTAATTAAAGTTGGGATCGGATCGACAGCTGAGGATGCCTTCACGCATTACAAGGGAAAACAATTAAATTAGAAATGATTATATTTGCATTATGAGTAAATTTAGTAAATTAGCAAAGAAGGTTGGATCGGATGGTCTTGCAGCACATATTGGAAGGGAGAAATATGGTAAAAAGAAATTCCAAGAGATGGCAGAAAAGGGCAAGAAGAAAAAATCTAAAATGCATAACAGAAATAAAAACAAAAAATAATGGCTAAAAAGCAAGGATACAATTCAAGACTTGATGATTCTCTTGGTGCAAAGCACCCTGGCAAACACAAGCAAAGTTTAAAATCTCGCAGAGACGAAAGTAAAGCGATGTCTAAAAAAGACTATGGGCACTCATATGGCGGTGATCATGGAATGAAATATGAAGGCGTGAAAGAACGTAATGGTTCTAACATCCGAAAATAAGGAGTGGCAAATTTTAAAGCAACTTCTGTCCGACAAAAACCTAGAGGTCTTGGTGACTCCATCGAACGAGTTGCTAAGGCAACTGGAGTGTCTAGGCTTGTAGAGGCTGGATCTAAAATTATTAAAAAAGATTGTGGATGTTCAAAGCGAAGAGACTCGCTTAATAGAAAATTCCCTTATAAAACATAAAAAATGGCATATCAAAAATTACAAGTAGGATTAGCTGCTGATGTTATCACGAGTAACACTATAGACATTCCTTTACCTTCGTCTGAGAATATAACGGGAGCAACTACATCAACAGCCGCTTCTAAGCTAAACGATACTAATGTAGACTTTACAGCAATACAAGGACTTCACGATGGAGCTATCGTGGTAAATACTGACACACAAACAATAGCTACAGTTACAGCTGTTGACAGTGCTCATGTATTATCATTATCAGCAGACATATTTGCAGACTTGTTGTTCAATGAAAACTATATACTATATTTAGATCCCACAGCTAATCACAGCGAGGGATGTGTTTTATGGGTTGACCAGGCTGCTGCAGTAAAAGTAAAAACAGTTAGTGGTAGCATAGTGACATACCAGGGTATAAGTGCTGGAACATTTTTGCCAGTGCAGGTAATACGAGTGTATACAACTGGAACAACCGCTGCTTTGAATCTCATCGCAAACTGGTAGATTATGACTACAGGAATAGGAATAGGTGCGGGAATAGGATTGATCCCTAAAGAGATTGAAGGATCTTATGAACCTATACTTGACACACTTCCAGGTGCAGTCTTTGCAGGATCATTAAGGTTACTAAGAACCGCTTATGTAGGTCCTGTCGTAGAACTGCAAAGGTCAGCCGCAATAGACACAGATGATTTTTTCTCTGTAAATGATGAGCTAGAAAACGCTGCTGGACAGTCACCAACAGATTGGTTAGTTTCTTTAGGCGCACTCCCTAATGCTGGCTTGAGAATAAGAACACTTTATAATCAAAACACAGCAGGGGGATTTAATTTAACACAAACAACACAAAGCCTTCAGCCTCACTTATGGCAAGATGGAGCAGCTGATTATTATAGAATAGGAGCTAACAATAGGATTACATTACATTGGGATAATTTGGATGATGCATTATCAACAACCACCTGGGCAGGATATCCTAGTGTGTCATGTTTTGTGGTGGAGGAATTGCTTGCCACAGAGCCATCACATTTATTAATACAAGGAGTAGGGGCAGGGGGTAATTATAGAATAGTTTCAGAAACAGGTTCTGGGCTTCCTACTTCAGCAGGAACTGTATCTGTTAATGGAGTTCCAACTGGATCAATCACACGAGAGGAATTATATGCAGTTATACAAGGCATACATAATGGAACAGCAGTAGGTCCTATTGCAGCACAATTTATAGATTTCGATATGGATGCAGTGGGCTTCTCAACATGGCACTTAAACAAATACCTATCAGGCACATACTATAGCAATGAATGTAAAATAGCAGAACTAATTATGTAGCCTTCGGATATGACTACAAGCATTACTGCTATCTCGAATAATCAGAGGAGTTATTATGGAATATAAACTATGAGAGATATAAATAAATTAATTGTTCATTGCTCTGCAACCAGAGAAAATCAAGACATTGATGTTGACACAGTTAGAAAGTGGCACACTCAGGGAAGAGGGTGGTCAGACATTGGCTACCATTTTTATATAGACATATATGGAGACATCCAAAAGGGCAGAGACATAGCTAAAATTGGTGCTCATTGCAAATCCCATAATAGAAATAGTATTGGAATTTGTTATTGTGGTGGAGTAGAAGCCGATGGTAAAACCCCTAAAGACACCAGAACATCAGAACAAAAAGAAGCACTATTGTGCGTATTAAGGACATTGAAAGCTATGTTCCCAGATGCTGCCATACATGGGCATCACGACTTTGCCAACAAAGCGTGTCCTAGTTTTCCAGCCACTGACGAGTATAGCGACTTATGATAATAAGACAAAAGAATAAATGATCATTAAAACTATAATCATGAAAATATTTAAAGAATTACTTTTAAAGAAAAACCTTAAAGTGGTAGGCAAGAAGGCATTACGAGTTATGGATAATATGGCACTAGGAGGAGCAATAAGCAAAACTTCTGACACCAGCGAGCATAGCCCTGCAGGGAAAATACCTTATTTAGAAATAGCATCGTCTTTAGTTCCTATTGTTTTATTGGTAGCAGTATTGGCTGGATTAATAGATGTAGCTCAACTAAAAGAATTGCTCAAATTATTTTAATATCTTTGTAATAAATTAAATCAAATCAAATGGAAACAATACAAAAATTAGAAGAACAAGAATTAAAGAGTCTACAAGAATTGAATACTCGCTATGGCAAAATTAAAATTATATTAGGCGAAATGGAATTGAAAAAGGCAGATGCCATAGAAGAAGTAAAAGAAATTAAGCATTTGTTTGTGATAGAAGAAAAGAAATTAATTGACAAATATGGAGCTGACACTGTAGTCAATCTACAGTCAGGCGAAATAACAAAAAAAGAAGCAAATGGCTAAAATATCAAATCAAACAGCGTATCCTGCAATTACTCCACTAGCAGGTGATTACTTGGTCCTAACAGATGTTAGCGATAGCAATAAAACAAAGACAGTAACAGTTCAATCTATTGCTGATTTTGTTGATGGAGAAGTAACACTACAAGAAGTATTGGATGCTTCTGATCCCTTAAATACTCCACCAACAGCGGTGGCTATTGGCAACATTACTCTTACAGGAGAATTTGCATCTCCAGCTGGATCTAATGTTACAATAAAAACACTAGGATTAGCTGATGATATTGATTTAACCGCAGGACTAACGAGTGGAAGAGTTTCGCTTAAAGGAGCAGGAATTTTTGGAGAGGCTGAGGATATAGCGTTTACAGCATCAGTTGGAGATATAGACATAGCTGCGACTGGTGTTAATGGCGATATAAAAATAAAGGCAGGGGATAAAGCAATCATGTCCGCCAATGGCTCTAGCTATGGAGGACAGCCCGCAGGCACAGCAATGCTATACAATCAGAATGATGACGTTCATATTAATGCCAATAATGGCAGGATAATAATAGGAGGCAGTTATCCTTCTAAACCAATAAAAATAGATATTGGACCAACAAGTGGGGACATTGATATATGGGCATTTGATGGTATAAGTAACATAAACCTGACTGCCACTACAGGTAAAATTGAGTCCCACAGCACACATGATTTTTCATTTAATAATGGAATATTTCTAGCAGGAGTAGCAGGAGTAGCAGGAGAAGTAATAGCCTCAGAGGGAGCAGGAGCACCATTAGCGTGGAAGACTCCATTAAGCTTGTTGCCTCTTCCAACATCTAATGTGTTTGCAGGTGATGCCACCAATACTCCTGTAGCTACCAATAAGGTATTAATTGATCTTGCACCAGCGGCAGGGTTGCCAGACGTAACTATAGGAACTGCCACTACACTTACCCTTCAGAGTGGGATGTACTATGCGGATGTACGCCATCCTATTGGAATATCCAACTTATCCTATGGGCAGGAGTCATTAACAGAACCAGTAATTGGTGGAACACAAAATACAGGGCTTGGAATAGCTGCACTTGAAAAACTTTTAGGAGGCAACGAGAACACAGCTCTAGGGTACAGGACATTAACAGAACTACAGAATACTCACCAAAACACAGCGGTAGGATGTAGTGCATTAGTGGGAGCACTCCCTGGATCTATTGGTGAATCTAATACAGCGATAGGCACTAATTCTATGCGGTTCATGAACTCTAATACCGCTAACTTCAACGTGGGTGTAGGCACGTATTCACTAGGAGGGATAGTATCGGGAACAGGGAATATTGGCATTGGTCATAACGCAGGGTTTTCTATAACAACAGGAGATTCAAATATTGCTATAGGAAAGGACGCTATGCTTATTGGCGCACTAGGCGCAACAGGGAATGTTGTTATTGGGGATAGTGCAGCGCAGAATATTAGCTCCGCACTCAATACTCTTATTGGTACATCCACCGCTGCGACTCTTACGACAGGGACTAATAATGTCCTATTAGGCGATGGAACAAATGTGACTCATTTTAATGACAGCGGTGCGGTGGCTATAGGATCAGGAAGTGTAGCTGGAGCATTATCGGTATCACTAGGTCAGGGATCGTCTTCTGAGATATCAGGCACTTCTCTGGGCAACCTTGCGATTTCTCAGCCTTCGTGTGTGGCGATAGGTCAGGGATCGTTTGGACAAACGAATATTATAACAGGTCAACCTGTCATCAACATCTCCCTTTGGAATCAAATGACTACTGTTCATATATTTGATGACAACACTACGGCACTAGCTGGGGGGTTGCACGCAGGAGATTTATATTGCGTTAATCCTTTAACTATTGCGGCTGATCCACTTATTGGCGGCACATTGCCTGGGATAGGAGGAGCAGGAGGACCAGCGATTATTGCTGTAGTGTATGCAATGTAATCTATTATGGATGATATTAGGAAAATATCAGTTGGAGCTGACTATAAGTCTAGTGCGATGCACTATATTGTAGATCAGGATGTCTTGGGAAAGAACTATAAGATCCACTGCATAAAAAAAGATGATATAAAAAACTCGTATAAAGTTTTTATAATTAAAGAGTCAGAGGTATATTTATGGAAAGAGTTTGGACCAGAGATGCCGATATCTATTGAGTACAACATAAACTTTTAATATGAGATCTCCCTTTTATTTTATTGTCACCCCATTAAATGAAAAAAGGTACAACAACACTATAGACTATGAAGGAGTAGAGTTTATTTCTAGCACCTCTCAAGAAGACTTTAAGTTTTCTAATAGAATGGCAGAAGTGGTATCCACTCCTGTGAATTATACAGGAGACATTTGTGTAGGAGATCTATTGGTAGTCCACCATAATGTATTTAAAATATATTATGATATGCAAGGAAGGCAACAGAGTGGAAAGAGTTTTTTAAAAGATAAAACATTCTTTGTTGATGAGACGCAATTTTATGCCTTTAAGCATGATGGCAAATGGAGGTGTCATTCTAACAACTGCTTTGTGAAGCCTATTGATAAGAAAGAATACTTTATTGAGAAGCCTGGCACTGAAGAAGCTTTAGTGGGAAGGATGAGGTATAACAACAAAGAACTAGATAAGTTAGGAGTACATAATGGAGCACTCATATGTTTTGAGCCAGAGAGTGAATATGAGTTTCAGATTGATGGAGAGAAGTTATATAGGATGTATACCAGAAACATAACTATGACCTTATGAATAAATCTAATGAAATCAAATTAAAAATAATTGAAGCAGGATATGAGGCGGTTAATCAATTAATTAAAGTCGCTAAAGAAAAGATCATCAAACCAGATCCTGAAGACGAGCTGGCAGCGGATAGATTAAAAAATGCTGCAGCCACAAAAAAGTTAGCCATTCAAGATGCTTTTGAAATATTGAATAGAATAGAATTAGAGAAGGAAAATATTGAGTTATCTAATAGCAAAAACAACCATAATATAACGCAGGGGTTTGCAGAAAGAAGATCAAAATAAGCTATATAGAGTTTTAATTGGGGTTATTCCTAAGAGTGTTTTAACTACTAAAAACAAAAAAAAGAGTTGGGCGTATGGATACAATGAAAAATATGATTTGGTTAATATTAGCACTGATGGAACAATTGGAGAAATATATCTTATTAATAATTTAAAAATAGCCTTACCCACCTCACCTAAAAACATATTCTCTCTTAACAAAGAAAAACTGAAGCAATACTGGCAGCCCTTTGCTTATCATAAGGAGCTGAAGAGGGTAAAGAGTATTTTTCAGTGGAATGATATGCCAGCGGGGTTTAAGGACAGATGGGTAGACTACATTGAAGAAGAGTTCAATAGGCGTGAAGGCGGCTTTTGGTTTTACAATAAAGGCAATCCCACATACATTACTGGTTCACATTATATGTATCTCCAGTGGACAAAGATTGATGTTGGGTTACCAGACTTTAGAGAAGCCAATAGGCTTTTTTATATTTTTTGGGAAGCGTGTATGGCTGACAAGAGATGCTTTGGTTTGTGTTATCTAAAGATTAGGAGATCAGGGTTCTCATTTATGGGATCGTCAGAGGCAATTAATAGGGGCACATTGGTAAAGGATTCAAGGGTAGGCGTATTGTCTAAGACAGGAGCTGACGCTAAAAAAATGTTTACTGACAAAGTAGTTCCCATCTCCAACAACTACCCATTCTTTTTTAAGCCTGTTCAGGATGGAATGGATAAGCCAAAAACAGAACTAGCCTATAGAGTTCCAGCAAGCAAGATCACTAAAAAGAATATGTATGAAGTGGCTGCTGTTCATATAGATGGATTAGATACTACCATTGATTGGAAAAATACTTCAGATAATAGCTATGATGGCGAAAAGCTTCTGCTATTAATCCACGATGAAAGTGGGAAATGGTCCAAGCCTGACAATATACTTAATAACTGGAGGGTTACTAAAACTTGTTTGCGATTAGGGAGCAAGGTTATAGGAAAGTGTATGATGGGATCAACCTGTAACGCCTTAGATAAAGGGGGAGCTAATTTTAAAAAGTTATATTTTGACTCTAGCTTAGACACAAGGAATGCTAATGGTCAAACCAAAAGTGGATTATATAATTTATTTATTCCTATGGAATGGAACATGGAAGGGTTTATAGATATTTACGGCATGGCTGTTTTTGAGAATCCTGAAACGCCTGTGTCTGGGGTTGATGGAGAATACATTTATCAAGGAGCAATAGACTATTGGAAAAATGAAGTGGACTCGTTAAAGAGAGATTCAGATGCATTAAATGAATTTTACAGACAATTTCCCCGAACAGAGTCTCACGCCTTTAGAGATGAAAGCAAGTCTTCTCTTTTCAATCTCACTAAAATATATCAACAAATAGATTACAACGATACTTTAATACGGGAACATTTCTTGACACGAGGCAAGTTCATATGGCAGGATGGGGTTAAAGACACTAAGGTGATTTGGACTCCTGATCCTAAAGGTAGATTTATTGTCTCATGGCTTCCTGCCCACAACCTACAAAATAGAGTTATAGAACGTAATGGGAAGAAATATCCAGGCAATGAACATATAGGATCATTTGGCTGTGATAGTTATGACATTTCGGGAACAGTTGGAGGAGGAGCTTCTAATGGGGCTTTGCATGGCTTGACTAAATTTACTGTAGATGATGCTCCCAGCAACGAGTTCTTTTTACAATATGTCGCTAGACCACAGACCGCAGAGATCTTTTTTGAAGAGGTATTAATGGCGTGTATATTTTATGGGATGCCTATATTAATAGAGAATAACAAACCACGACTGCTCTATCATTTTAAAAATAGGGGGTATCGACACTTTTGCATGAATAGACCAGACAAGCATCAGAACAAGCTTTCAGTAACAGAAAAGGAATTGGGTGGTATTCCGAATAGCTCAGAAGATATAAAGCAAGCTCATGCCGCAGCGATTGAATCTTATATAGAGAAGTATGTAGGCATGGACTTAGAGGGTATATTTAGAGAAGAGTCGGAAATGGGTTCTATGTATTTCACTAGAACTTTAGAGGATTGGGCAAGGTTTGATATAAATAATAGGACAAAATATGATGCTAGTATTAGTTCTGGATTAGCTATTATGGCTAACCAAAGACACCTCTATCAACCAGCTGCGGAGAAACAGTCAAAAATAAGAGTTAACTTTGCAAAGTATAACAATAAAGGAAATCACAGTGAAATGATTAGGAAATGGAACAAATAAGCATTCAAATAACCCCCAATGGCTTCCCAAGCCAATACGTCTCCGACAGTGAGAAAAAAACTATGGAGTATGGTCTACAGATTGGTCAAGCTATTCAGTATGAGTGGTTTAGAAAAGATGGCAACCAGTGCAGGTTTTACAATCAATGGAATGAGTTCTATAGACGCAGGATTTATGCGAGGGGAGAACAGTCCGTACAGAAATACAAAAATGAACTCGCCATAGATGGTGATTTATCTTATCTCAACTTAGACTGGACACCTGTTCCTATCCTCCCCAAGTTTGTAGATATTGTAGTTAATGGAATGTCTGATCGCTTGTTTGAAGTTAAAGTAGAAGCACAAGATGCCCTGTCATCAGAAAAAAAGAACATCTTTCAAGAGAACTTAGAACGACAGATGGTATCTAAGGATTTTTTAGGAGAGCTGCAGGGTACTTTTGGAGTAGACACTTTTACTATGCCCCCTGAAGACATTCCTGAAGATGACGCTGCACTCAGTTTATATATGCAAATGAATTATAAGCCAGCTATTGAGATTGCTGAAGAGATAGGTATTAATAGCATATTGGAGGATAATGAATATCAAGACTTGAGAAAAAGAATAGACTATGATCTTATGGTTATAGGTATTGGCGCAGCAAAACAACACTTCCTTCCTGGCTCTGGCATCAAAGTAGAATATGTTGATCCAGCTAATATGGTATATAGTTATACTGAAGATCCCTTTTTAAAAGATTGTTTCTATTGGGGAGAGATAAAGACTGTGCCTATAACTGAATTAATAAACATAGATCAATCACTAACCACTGATGATTTAAAAGAAATAGCTCAATATAGTCAGACCTGGTATGATTACTTTAATGTAGCTCAGTGGTATCAGAACAGCATTTTTGCTAGAGATACTGCCACTCTTCTTTACTTTAACTATAAAACCACACAGAAGTTTGT